CTACTTCCTCCGCCACTTTTATACACTTGTAGCTCAAATGGAAGAGCATCAGATTTCTAATCTGAGGGTTAAAGGTTCGAGTCCTTTCAGGTGTGCCATGGTTCCTTCGTCTAATGGTTAGGACATCAGATTTTCAATCTGGGAATACGAGTTCAATTCTCGTAGGAACCTCCAATGTTTTGAGGGGTAATTCAATGGTAGAATATCAGATTTTGAATCTGAGAGTTGGAGGTTCAAATCCTCTCCCCTCATCCAAAAATGTTGATAAATAAATAATATGGATGAGAATATTAAACTAAAGGAGAAAAATATGACAAAGTACAGAATTGAAGAAGGAGTTTTAGTGAAAGTTGAGGAAACAGAAGATTGGAATGATACAATTGAAGAAATTAAAATGGCTTTTAATAAAGCAGGAATCAAAATAGACAAAAAAACAATAATCAATTCTAACATACCAAATCAATTAGAATTGAAATATTATTCTGTTGGTGTTTGGACTCTTGATGCTTTGAAAAATCTTGACAAATCTCTTCAGCAAAATACAGATTATTCTTTGAGAGGATTTTATGCAGAAAAACCAATGACATTTTTTTTGATAAAGAAATAATTTTGATTTTTAAAATAAAATAGATATTATAAATAAATGATATAAATTATTGAGGGTGCTTCTCAGTGGATTTAAGAATTTCCAACAGAAAGATTTTTCAACACAATTTCATCAAGAACTGTCTCAGAGAAATCAGAAAATGTGGAATCAAGAAAAAACTTGCTCTTGAACTCATCTCAGTTGCTCAGTCAACAAACCCAACAATCAATAATTTTCCAACAAGATATGCAAGAATGACTGTCTCAGATTTTAAGAAGGAACTCAACTATTCTGAAAAAGAAATCAAGACAACACTTGAGAAACTGACAACACCTTTTGATTCAATGTATTCAAAGGGAAATCAATTGTTCAAGAAGAAAGTCAGAGGAGACAAAGAATTCTACTACTGGAATGGAAATAGAGGTTCTGAGTGGTCAAGATTTGGCTATGCACTGCCTCACATCTTTGATGTCAATATCAACACTGAAATCAGAAAGAATCTTCCTGAGAATGAAACAATCTTCACAACTGTTATGCTTGTCATGGCAACAAGAGGAATGATTCCTTTCACAGAGAAACAAATCAGAGTTGCAACTGGCTTGACAATGTATGACATCAAGAAAGCATCTAAACAGATTGGATTTGAAATCAAAGCAATCCAAGCTGGAACATCATGGTTTGAAAAACAAAGTTACAATATAGAACAACAGAATCTCTTCAGAGGATTTGTTTTCACTGATGAAAGTGTGAAACGAGCTGAAGAGTTTGTTGAGAAATCAAAGATGTCATTTGTCTGGAAAGGGTTGTTTGGATTGAGAATGTTCTTCTACATGAACAAACAATCAATTTCAAAAGATTATTTCTCATCACATGACATCACAAATCAATTGAACAAGTTTGGAAAAGAGTTCTCATTGAACTCATATGAAAATTATGTTCTACTCTGCAAAGAACAGAACACAATCAACTCGATAGCACTTCACAGAAAAGCATCACTCGATAGTGATGAGTTTGGCAATGAAAAATCACAAAGATTCCAGGAATCATTCGTTGGTGGATGTAGAGGTGCAAAGAAAGGACACAAAGACTCTTTGATTGTCAAGAAGGAAAATTGTTCCCAGAAAAGCATGGAAGAAGAACAACCTTGCAGTCAACCAGATGTCTTGCTCTCCCAGAAAGACTATGCAGATTTTGTAGAAGCAGTCAGAAAAGTCTATGAAGAAAGAAAGAAAACAAATTTCACTGTCAAATGTTGGAAACAACTCAAAGAAGAAGTCCTTGAGAAAGTGACAAATTCTTCTCTGAATTACAAACAACATGTCATAGAACATTTGAATTCAATTGACAACATCTACAAAGCTGTCAAGTCACCAATGTTTTCAGAAAACTGGTTTGAACCAAAAGAACAAATGGAAATTCAAATCGAACTCTCAATTGAAGAATCACAGTTGCAACAATTGATTCCAAAGATGGAACAAAGCAACTATGAAAGAATAATGAGAGAGTGTCATGTTTTTTGTAAAGCAAATGGTGATGAAAGTTATCAGACTCACCTTGATGAATTGTTCAAGGAAAAAGTGTTCTCAGAGAAACAACAAAAAGAATTGAGGTCACTCAATCAGAGAAGCATGTTGTCTCAGAGAGAACTTGAGTTCATGAATGCACTTTCAGTTCTGAGAGCAAGAGAAACAAAGTAGGAAAGACTTCTTTTTCTACAGTCTTTGTTTTCTTTTTATTATAATATTGGTGTATTTAAATTTTCAGTATTAAGATTTTTATTTTTAAAGAAACTTGATTTTTGAAAAGAAATTTTAATGATATTCACAATTATTTATTTCTTTTGAAATCTAAAGAATTTTGAATTCTGTAAAGAATAAGAAATTTATATCAAGGCAATTTTTATGCTCTGCACTGAAAATAAATAATATTAGAATTATTTCAAAGGAGAAATTTCATGGATGCTTCCACTTTCAAAAATTTGATTTTCAAGATGTGTGGAGATAAATATCACAGGGTAGAGCTTGATGATGATGTTTGGAATTATCATATCATTCCTAAAATTAATCAAAAATTCTCAGAATTTCATTTCGATGGTTCAACAAAAATGATTCTTCCATTATCAATAATCCCATCTCAGACTGTCTATGATTTGTCAGATTTAGATTATACAATTGAATCAGTGACATCAATTCTCGCTCCAGAAACAGTTCCAGGAACAATATCTCCCATAAGATTATATAGAGAATCAATGATGAGAAATGGAAATATACAGAACCTCTCTGATTTCACATTTTTTCAAGGATGGATATCACAACATAGAATCACTGTGGGAAATTATTATCATTATTCATATAACAAAATAGCAAGAGAATTATCAATTTTCAATCCTTCTCAGTGCCCATCAGAAATCTTTCTTGAGTGTCATATTGATAGAGTAGCAGATTTGATAGAATCTATCAGAGAGAATCCTCTTTATCAGGAGATGGCAAAAGCATTGACCTTGATGGAGTGGAGTGAGGCACATATTAAATATGAAAGAGCATTAATCGGCGGTTCAACAATCAAATATGAAGCAATTCTTCAGAGAGGTCAAGAGCTGTGGGAAAAATGTATTGAAGAACTGAAGAATGAACAGTCAGAACAACCCGACATAGAATTCGGCTGATTTCAGATGAAAAAGATGTCAACCCTACTCATAACACTCAGAAACAAAGTTTTTCAATTCTACAAGGGTTTTTGTAAGTCATTTGACTACTTTCTCAAGTGGGATGTGTTAGACATCACAATTCTACTGACAGCAATTGCATTCATTTTGTTTTTAATGAATATAAATAAAATAGGAATATGAAGGAGGAGTGATGAAATCATTTTTCATAAACATACTTGGTTGGTGGTGGAATTTCCCAGATATTTGTATAGTGTAAGGAGAAAAATATGACAAGACTTTTTCACAAGATTTCAGAAAGACAGTTACAGAAAGATGGATATTCAGACCTCAATGTCGAACTTCCAAAAAGAGGAACAAAGTTCTCAGCAGGGTATGATTTCTTTTGTCCATTGAACATTATAATTGAACCTGAAGAAATTGTCTTAATTCCAACAGGAATCAAAGTTCAAATGGAAGCAGATGAAGTTCTCCAAATGTATCCAAGGTCAAGTCTTGGATTCAAATATGGATTGATGTTACTCAACACAGTTGGAATTGTCGACTCAGATTATTTTGACAACATCAAGAATGAAGGTCACATCTGGGTGAAATATTATAATCCAAGTTTTGAAAGAGTTCACCTGAAGAAGGGTGATGCATTCTGTCAGGGTGTGTTTCAGAAATATCTTCTTTGTGATGATGACAACACGATAGAAAATGGAAGAGAAAGAACGGGTGGATTAGGAAGCACAAGCAAATGAAATACATTCTCCAAGAAAACAGAATCATTGCAGTAGATGAATTTCAAGAGTTCAAAAGACACATTGAACTCATGGAACAAGGTCTTCTGAATGAGTTTGGAATGCCATCATGGATAAAGGACAAGTTTCAGTTTGTTCAAGAACTTGCAAGTGTCATGAAGACAGATGCAAAAGTCTTGTTCTCATTGTTCAAAGATTCAAAGGTGTTCAAGTTTTTTGGGTTTGTCAAATGGTCTATCACAAAATTGTTTTCACTCATCAGAGAAGGATTCAATCTCTACAAGACAGTTTTAGATGTCATTTCTGAATTTGTTGCAAAACAGAAAATCATGAAATGGACAACAGAGAAACTTCAGGAGTTGGATGAGTTCATCAAGAAGCATCCTAAGACAATGAGAGTTGCTGGAGTTGTTGTTGCTGGCATGTTGATTTTCATTTGGTTCAAGATGACATTCACTGGTGACCCATCATATGATTTTGACATGGAAACAATTCTTCTTGCACTTGCAGGAAAGTTTTCCATTGCTCAGATTTTTGGTGGAAAGGATGGGGTGAAATTGTTGATGTTGTTTGTCACTGGAATGATTGGTTTGAGTTTCCCATGGCCAAGTTCCCAGAGCATCCAATTTGTTGGTTCAATTGTCTATTCATTGGCAAGAGTGTTGAAACAGAAGATTCCACAAATAAAATTTAGATGACCATTGTTTTTTAAAATAAAATAGATAATATTGAATTTGTTGATTGTTTAGAGGGTGAAGATGAAAGAATTATTTGATGAAATCAAGAAAGAAACAAATCTCAATGTCTATCCACTGACAACAGTTTCAAGAAGAATTCCAGACTATCACTCAAGACTCATAATTGAATATCAGAATCATCTTGAGAAATACACAAAAACACTTGCAAAACTTGAGAAATCAAATGTTCAAAATCATCTCAAGAATGTCATGGGTGAGACAGACATCAATCTGATGACAATTTTCAAGACAAAGGAAGAGAAGGAAAATGTTCTCAGATATCACTATCCAGAAGTTGATGCTCTTGCCCTTGAAGTTTCACTCACCAAGAATGACATTCAGTTGATTGAGAAGATGATTGATTTTTTGAAGATGTTACAAAACAATATCAGGTCTATTATAGATTATGAAAAATTTAGAGGAGGTGAGTAGAATGGTTGATTCTTACATTGTTGGAATGATTTTTGGAACATTGTTAGGTTATATTTTAGGACAGATATGGAGGGTGAAATGATTGATGCTTTGTATGATTTAGTTGTTGGTTTGTCTATTTCTTTAATTTTATTGATTACTATAAACAATGGCAAGAAACTTGATAAGATTGACAAAAAATTATCAGAGAAGAAAACAACAAGAAAGAAAAAGGAGGTATCACAATGATGAAAGCAGGAAAAGACAGAGTGCTTCTGAAAGATGTCAAAGAGGTTGAGAACAAGAAAGAAAACGATTGGACTCCCGTTGAGAAACTTGAGATTTCAGTTGGAACAGTTGTTTCTGATGACAAAGATGAGGCAGAACTCAAAGATGGTGTGAAAGTTTATACACTGAAAGGAGTTCCGTTGAAAGTGACAAATGAATACTGGAGTGTCAGACTGAATGAAATTTTAGCATATGGTGAGTGAAATGACTTGGGTTTCAATCACATGCAAAGGTGATGAAAAAGAAAGAATTGTCACAGTTAGGGTTGATATTTCAGAAGAAAGAATTAGAGAACTTAATAAAAAGTTAGAGGAGAAAAAATGAGGAAGAATGAAATCTATTCTGGATTAGAAATGAAGAAGAAGTTGCTTGCTGGAATCATGAAAGTGAGTGATGCAGTTTCAAGCACACTTGGTGCAAGAGGAAGAACTGTGATGATTGAACAGGAGTTCGGAGTTCCTCACATCACAAAGGATGGAGTGACAGTTGCAAAATCAATTCATCTCAAAGAGCCAATTGAGAATGTTGGAGCAAAACTCATCAGACAGGCATCTGAAATGACAAACAGAGAAGCAGGTGATGGAACAACAACATCAACACTGCTTGCATCTGAAATGATAAAGGAAGGAATGAAGTTTGTTGCATCAGGAGTTGACCCAAATGCAATCAGAAGAGGAATTGAGAAAGTGACAGTCAACATCATTGAAGACATCAAAGCTGAATCAAGAGAAATCAAAGACTCAGATGAAATCATGAATGTTGCACTCATCTCTTCAAATGGTGACGAAGTCATCTCAAGGGTTGTCACAGTAGCACTTGACAAAGTTGGAAAGGATGGAATCATCATGGTTGAAAATTCATCAGATGACAGAACTTATTTTGAGACTCATGAAGGATACAACTTTGACAAAGGATTCTTTTCTCCATTCTTCTCAACTGACATGACCAAATATGAGTGTGTTATGGAAGGAGCAAATGTTCTTCTCATCAATGGAGAGATTTCAGAAGTTCAGACACTTGCACCACTTCTTTCAGAGTGTGCTCAGAAGGGAAAGAAACTCATCATCTTCACAGACAATGTTGGAAATGAGACACTTCAGATTTTTGTTCAGAACAAGATGAGAGGAGTGATTTCTTGTTGCCTTGTCAAGAATGATGGATATGGTCAATCAAGATTGGACTTTCTTGAAGATATGTCAGCAGTGACAGGTGCAAAAGTGTTCTCAAAAGACATGGGTGATGACTTCTCAAAGATTCAGATGAAAGACCTTGGCATTGTCAAGAAAATCATAGTTGACAGAGACAAGACAACAATTCTCAGACACGAATCATTTGATGATTCAAAAGTCAAACCAAGAATTGAAGCACTTAAGAACAAGTTGACAACAACTGAATCTGCTTTTGAGAAAAAGAAGATAGAAGAAAGAATAGCAAAACTTCAGGGTGGAATTGGTGTCATCTTTGTTGGTGCTGTCACAGAAGCAGAACTCAAGGAAAGAAAGGACAGACTTGATGATGCAATCAATGCAACGAGGTCAGCAGTTCAGGAAGGCATTGTTTGTGGAGGAGGAGCATTTCTTTTGAAACTTTCAGAGCTGATGAATGAACACAACAAAGATGAAAACATTGAAGGAGATGAAATCTATGGTTTCAAGATTCTCAAGAAAGTTCTTCAAGCTCCATTGAAAAAGATCGTTGAGAACTCAGGTAGGTCTGGTGATGTCATAGCAAGTAAAATCATTGACTCAGACTTCACATTGAAATATGATGCAAGAAATGATGTCATGGTTGCTTATGATGACCCAAAGATAATTGACCCAACAAAGGTTGTCAGACTTGCACTGACTCATGCATCTTCAACAGCATGTCTGATTCTGACATCTGATTATTGTGTTGTGTTTGAGGAAGAATTTCCTGATATGATGGAAAGAAGTGGTGGTGGACTGTAGATAAAGTTTGACCTGAGCAAGTCCTTAAACTGCTCATTTGATTTTTAAAATAAAATAGATAAAATTGTTTTAGTTAGTTGGAGAAATGATGTTAGTTCAACATGGTAAATTTAATGTTTATTTTAGGATACCATTTTTCATCTACTTCATTGCAAAAGAAAAAGATTGTCCTGTGTTTTGTTTGGTGAAGAAAGTGTTCAATGCTGAAACTGGTATTTATAGATGGGTAAAGATTTAAAGAGGTTAAAATGATTAAATTGATTTCAATGTCACTGAGAAATTTTCTTTCAATAGGAAACAAAACGGAAACTTTTGATTTTCGTGAGAATGCAATCACAGTCTTCAGAGGAGATATAGGTTCAGGAAAGTCAACTCTGATAGATGCAATCTCAATATTGATTTTTGGAAAGTCATATTCAAAGAAAAACATCTCATCAATAATCAATTGGTACAACAAAAGAAATTGTGAGATGACATTGATATTTGAAATCAATGGAACAACATATGAAATCATCAGAAACTTCAAACCAGACTCCTATGCACTCAACAAGATTATTGATGGTGAAAGAATAACAATTGAACTTTCAAACAAAGATGACCTCACTGACAAAGTTGTTGAAATTCTCATGATAGACAGAAAGATTTTTGACCAGACAGTTTTCCTTTCTCAGAAACATTATGAGCCATTCATGGAGATGTCACTGACAAACAAGAGAGAACTCATCAAAAGATTGTTCTCACTTGAGAAATATGATGCAATGAAAGAAGAAGTATCAACTGACATCAAAGAAAAAGAGAAACAGGCAAATGTTCTTGATGGAAGATACTCAGCACTTGAAACTCAAGTCAAAACAATGAAAGAAAACAGAGAAACAAAAATCAAAGAGATTGAGAACAACATCTCAACAATTGAAAAAGAGATGTCACAACTCATCACAGAAAAGGAATCAATCATCATTCCTAATTTTGATGAAGAATCTTTCAAGAAACTTTCATCCGACATCCAGAGCAAGAAGACTGAGATAGAAGTCAAGAAAGAACAAATCAAGAAAGCAAAAGAAGAGTGGGAAACATACAATACCAATCTCAAGGACATAGAGAAAAAGAAACTTGAACTGAAAGAGTTGAAAGAAAAATCTGACATAACTCTTGATGTTGAGAAAAAAGACATTCTTCTTGAAGAAACAATTACACTGAAGAATGATATTGATTATGTTATTGCAAATAAAGCAGAATATGACAAACAGAAACAAATCATTTCAACATATTCAGAATCTGACATTCCTAAGATAGAAGATGAGATGAATGTTCTTGAAGAAGAATTCAAAGCTCTTTCAAAAGAGTTCACTGAGAAGAGTGTCACAAATGTTGAGAGTGGAGTCAAAATCAAATCACTGAAAGAAAAGATGGAATATTACAACGATGACAAAAATGTTTGTTCAGAATGTGGTAAAACAATCACAGATGAAGAGAAAAAAGAGAAAAGAAATTTCTATCAGAAAGAGATAGACTCAATCATTTTGATTGACACAAAAGAACTCAATGACAAAGCAACAGTCAGAGCAACAACAATTGACTCAATGAAAGGATTGATTGCAGACCTCAAGAAAGCATTTGAGAAGTTGAATTCACTCAAGGTTGATAAAATAGAATCATTTGAAAAACTCAAGAAAGAATTCATATCCTCAAAAGAACTTCTTGACAAAGTCTCAGATGAAAAGAAGTTGAGAGACAAAATAAGTGGATTTGAGCGTGATTTAGCTCAACCCTTATACAATACACCAAAAGAAGATGTTTCTTCGTTAGAGAAGAGTTTAGACGGGTCAAATGATGCATTGAAAGTGTTAGAAGAGAAGCTGAAACTCATGAATGATGATTTCATCACTTTCACATCAAGAAAAAGTGAAAGAGTTGGTGTTGAAAACAAAATTGTCATCAAAGAATCACTTTTGAAAAGAGAGAAAGAATTGCTTGTTGAAGCAAACGATGAAAAATACATCAACTCTCTTGAAGAAGCAATGAAAGAAACAAAGTCTGAACTTGATGTCAAAATGTATGAGATAGATTTGCTCCAGAAAATAGTTGTCACACTTGGCGATGCAGGAATCAAGAAATTCATCATAGGAAGATATTTGAAGGCATTGAATCAAATAGTCAACAAATATCTACTGACATTCAATTGTGAGTTCTCAGTTGTCTTCACAAACAACAAAGGACTTTCATGTGACATCATGAACAGGGGTGAAGAAGTTCCTTATGAGAATCTTTCTAATGGACAAAGTCAACAAGTGAACCTTGCCATTCTCTTCACATTCATAGAGTTTCTCAAAATCAAGAACTCATCTAACTTCCCTGCTATATTTCTTGATGAGATGTTTGATGGTTCTATGAGTCCTGAGGCACTGAGAGAAGTTATCAAAGGTGTTTCACAGAATATCCCTTATGTCAACATCATAACTCACAGAGAACAGAATGTTGAGATGGCAGATGTTCTGATACAAGTTTCAAGAGAAGGTAAATTCTCCAGATATGATAAGATATTCGATACCACAGAAATCGCTGAAGTTCCTGAAGTTGTTACTGAAATAAATAATGTAGAATTGTTCTAACTGGAGGATGAAGTGGCAAAGTATGATGCATTGAAATTAAGAATTAGAGAATTGTTTGAGAAAGGATATTCCAGATATCAGATTAAAGAAATGTATGAGATGTTTTTCAAGGAAGAATATCCAACATTGAAGAAAAAATATTTCAATGAACTACTTTCAAAGATTTCAAAGGACACACTTGTTGTCAAAGAATCGGTAAATGGTTCAATCAAATATGAATTCAAATTCATGCAATCAAATGAAGACCATCTTGGAATAATTGTTGATATGTTTGTTGAACTTCTTGATTCATCAGACATTGATTCTACGAATTTTGAACATTATGATTTATCGGATAAAAAGAGTATTGATGTTCTTCAGTCTTATGGAAATCCATTAGTTGAAAGTTTTATTCAGACAAAAACAACAAATGATGACAATACAGTTAGTTATGAGTGGGTTGTAAAAACAAATAACGATTTTCAGAAAAACAAAATTCTTTCACAAATGAGTGATTTTATACAAAGGGAGAAAATAAATGTTGTTAAAATATGATTATGTGAGGTTGAAAAGAAATTATGTCAACAAAATGGTTGATGGAATTGTCATAACAACTTCTGATGGCTCATGGTTTCAGTGTTCGTTAGATGGATTTAAAAATTATGACATTGTTGATGGTGAGCACAAGACAATTAGAACAATCTTTAAAGCACTCGAACTCATGGATTCAAATAGAGTCATTTTTGAGAGTATCAGGTTGTTCAGAGATGAAGGCAAAAGAATGATGTTAGACTTTGCAATAATTTTCAAGGAAGGGAAATCTTCAAAATATATTCTTGACATCTATGACAAGGATGAAAAAGATTATGAAGAGAAACTTGAGAATAAAATAATTGATGAAAAGGAGGATTTGTAGATGGCTTTAAAATTTAAAACAAAGTATGGAATTATTGATGCTGACAAAGAACCTATTGTTATCATTTTCAAAAATGATGAGGAAAGAATTGCAATAGCCAACCAAATTAGAGATGGATTTGTTGCAAAAGAAGGACAAAGAAAACTTGCAATATTTCCAGATGGAATGTCCCAACAGGAGATGGAAGATTTCATGGAGTATGGAAAAGAAATAGATGTCACAAGAAATGATACCAAAGAGGATTATTTTCAAATTGTTAATGTTTCTGATTCTGAAAAAAGAATGATTTTCAGTATAGACATTGGTGATTCTGATATTATTGAAGCACAAAATATGGTGGCAAGATTGAGAAATAAATTATCATTAAAGGACGACAAGAATGAAGAAAAATTGTAACAGTTGTAAATTTTATGAATCTATAAGATTCAATCATTCTTGCAAAAGATATCCTAAAAGAATGTCATTGAAAGCGAGTCTTGATATGTACACATTGGAAGAACACTCTTGTGGTGAATGGAAATCAAAGTATAATATTTTTCAAAGAATTTTCAGATTATTCAAAAAGGAGAATTAAGACATGGGTGAAAAGAAAGTTGTTGTTGGAAGAACTACATGGGGTCAGGACTTCATAGGTCATGAGGGATTTGGTGGAATGGTGCTTGATGTTTTCAGACTTGAAGACATTGTGACAGATGATGGTGTATTTCCAATGATAAAACCGTTCAGGTCTATCATCTTCACAAAGAATTCAGCAGGAAAAAGAAAGAGAATCAATCTAAAGTCAGAATCAGTTCAGGAATGTTTTGACATTGAGAATCTGACTGAATCAGCAGGTGAAATAATTTCAATTCTTAAAGAATCTTATTTGAGTGTGATTCCATACGGAGAATAGAATGGTAAAAATTTTAGTTGATGTTTCTAATCTACTTTTTGCTTCATACCTTGGAACTAATCATTCTAAGAAGAACATTGGCATTCCAGATGATTCAAAACATTTGATGATAAAGGAATACATTCTTGACAAAATCAATTCCTATGTCACAAGATTCCAAGTGAAGAATGATGATGTCACTCTTGCATGGGATTCTGGTTCATGGAGAAAGGAAATCTTTCCACTCTACAAATTCAAAAGACATGAAAGGAAAGATGAGGCGGAATATCAGAAGATGATTCACTTCTTCAATGAGTTCAAAAAAGATGTTGATGAATATTTTGACTGGAGAAGTGTTTCTGTCAGAAAAGCAGAAGGTGATGACATCATTGGTACACTGACAAGATTATTTCAGTCAGATGATGAAACAGTTCTCATTCTCTCAAGAGATAAAGACTTTCTTCAGCTCATCAATGACAACACAAAACTGATAGACCCATTCTCAGGAAAACTGAAAGACTCATTTGTCATCTCTGAGAACAAGAATACTGGAGAAAAGATTGAATGGGAAGTGACAACCAAAAATGAAGCAAGAAGGTTCTCATTGTTTCACACAATTCTTGGTGATGCAACTGATGGCATTCCATCTGTCATTTGTGATGATGACCACTATGCCAATCCAAACAGAAAGAAAACAAGATTTGGAGTGAAAACGATTCTGAAGACATTCTTCTCAGACAATCAGAAAGAGAACATTGAAAATCTGAAAAAGTATCACAATGATTACAAAAACAACTTTGACAGAAATCACCGATTGATTTCTCTTGACAACACCCCTCCCCTCATCAAGAAAGAAATTGTTGAGACATGGAATAATTCAAAGAAAGTTGTTGCTGTTGAGAAATTAGAAGAGTGGTGTTTGAAAAACAATCTTCACTCGCTTTTAAACAATTTGATGAGGAATAAATAATGATAGACATTCTTGACTGGCTTGGGTTGAATGACATTCCCGTTATTGAGGAGAAAAAGAAGCGAGTGGTAACAATCTACAAAGACACCTTGAAGGTTGAAAGAAAGACAAAGGAGAAAAGAGACTTTGTCAATAAGCAAGACTTGTTCAAGAAAGTCAAGAGATATAAAATTCTCCAGAGAATGAATCACAGAGGAACAATTCAAGAAGAACATAAAATAGAATTCAAATTTCTCAGAGACTATCTGATTCTGAAATACAGAGATGTTGCAAAGAAACTGACAAATCATTCTCACTTCAGAAATTACACAAATGAAGAAAAAGAAGACATGATTGCCTATGCAATTATCAGAGGACTTGGAATTGGTCTTCAAGGAAGGTCAAACTATGGGGTTGAATATTTTGTCAGATTTGACCCAGAGAAGCATGACAATGTTTTTTCATTCTGGACTCAAGTTATAAAATGTTTCTTCTATCAGTATCTGAATAATTACTATGGAGAGAAGAATGTCAAACAGGTTGTTCTTCAATCGATGATTGACCAGTTTGAATATGATGCAAAAGAAATTCATGGATGTCCTGGAGCACAATTTCAACTTGCAGATGGAATGGACTCTGAAGATTGATTTTCAAAATAAAATAGATAATATTACTTTTGAACTTGTTTATTGAGGTCTTTCTTGAATTATCATAAATACATTCATTCACTTGGTCTTTATAATATCAAAGATGAAGGCACAAGATTTGCATTCAGATGTCCTTTCTGTGGTGGTTCAAAAGACAAACCCAATCATAGACAAGCATTCATTTTGAATCTTGGTGACAAACCATATTTCTATTGTCACAAGTGTGGCCATGTTTGTGAACCAAACAATGGATTCTCATCATTTCTGAAAGAGTTGAATTACTCAATCTATCAACAATATTTGACAGATTTGAGAAAAGAATTCATCTCTACTTCATTTAGAGAAGAAATCAAAACAATAACCATCTCAACAAGAGAACACATTCCAGAAACAGTTTTCACAAAGTTCTTGACAAATATAGCACTGCTTGATGAAAACCATCCTGCAGTTGTTTATTTAAACAGTAGAAAGATACCAAAAAGTCATTTCAAGAATCTTTATTATTTTGCTGGCAATCCATTCACTTTCTACAACAAAGTATTTGACAGAAAGAAATATTCTCAATCAAGCTCTTTCATGTTTGAAGGAATTCTTGTTCCATTTGTCAACTCTGATGGTAACACTCTTGGATTTGGATTGAGATTATTGAAGACAATTGGTGGCATGAGATTCTTCAACTTGTTTGAGTCTGAAAAAGAGTTCATGTTTGGTGAAGACAAAATCAATAAATATTCTGAGTTGTTTGTGCTTGAGGGAATGATGGATAAACTATCACTTGAGAATTCAAACTTCATTTCTATGTTGTCAACCAATCCAAAAATCAATCACATCTCTGACATCTCAAAATCAACTGCAACATATATATTTGATAATGAATATCTTAACACATACATTCAGAGAAACATTCAGAAAGTTGGGAGAAGACATTCTGTGTTTCTCTGGGACTCAAATTTCAGTCATGCAAAGGATGTCAATGACCTCGTTGTCAAATATGACATGAAGGAAAATGATATAGTTGAATACATAAAGAAAAACACATTCTCAGGAATGATGCTTAATATAGAGTTCAAGAAAAGATTCAACAATTATTTAGAGAGGGTATTCTATGTTTGATTTTTTGACAGATGATGTCAACATTCCAGTTGATGAATATGTAGAACCAGAGAAGACAACTCTGATGGATAATAGTGCAATGGTCACCTATCTGAAAAAACTGAAACCAATTCTTGATAATGATGGTTTCTTCTTTGGAGTGATAGATTGTGTTCAAGGAAAGGATGGAAAAATCTATGAGAATCTTTCAGATGTGAAGTTTGTTGAGAGTGAATGTCCAAAGACTGCACTGAATGAAATAGGAGTTGGAAAGAAAGTTGTTCAGAAGATTCTTGACATCAACTATCCTCAATCAATAATTAGATATCTGTCATTTCACCCTGATTCAGTTCTTGCCTGTCATCATGCTAATTCAGTTGCAGATTTGACTCCTGAAGTTGTCATGATGACACTTGAACAATATTTACCAAAGAAAAAGCTCTACATCAAGAATCATGGAATCCGAGTGAAGAAAGAAAATGAGGATAATCTCATTGAAGAAGTTCAGAAGTTTTTCAAGGTGTCAAAGATTCAGGCACAGGACTATATTGACAGGATTGACATTTGTGGCAAACTTGAAGAATTTTCAGAACACTTTCTTGGTGGAGAAGTGAAAGCAAAGAAAGAAAAGAAGAAAAAGGAGAAAGAACAAGTCAAAAAAGAACCAGAGAAATCAAAGGATTATCTGGATTTTTGAGAATATTGAAGAAAAAACTTGATTTATGTTTTTATATCATTAATATTGTTTTTGTGAGTTAGTTAATTTTTAGATGGAGGTTGGTTATGTATTTCACAGAGAAAGCAACAACAATTTTGCTGGTAATACTTTTCATTATCATGATGGGTATTGTAGGAAAATGTGATGCTGATGACAAGATTGACATTGAGGCAGATAAACAAGAACTTCAGGAATATTATGGAGACGACTATGAAATTGATTGAACTGATAAGAGCATGTCAGATTGAGTCTGGCAAGAAAGCAAAAGAAGAACTCATCAAAAAGTTCTTCACAGTGACAACTGATGTAAAAGAACTCTTTCTCTTAAAGTGTATTGTTGACCCCGACATCACTTTCAACTTCTCATCTCTGATGATTGATAAGGCGTCTGAGATTCACAGAGAAGACTTCAACAACTATTCAATTGATGAATTCTTGAAATCTCTCTCAGAAGGAAAACTTTCTGGCAACAATGCAATTGAAGTTTTTAATGGACTTCAACTGACAGCTGATGAAAGTGAGTTACTTGACATCATCCTCAGAAAGACAGCAGTTGGTTTTTCATTGAACTCAATCAACAAAATCTATCAGAAACTTTTTGGATGTCCTTTTGTTGAGAAGTTTGAATGTCAACTTGCTAACAAATATGTTCCAGGAAAGAAATATGACACAACTCACTGGTGGGTCACTCCAAAACTTGATGGTCTGAGAGCTGTATTTCATGCAGACAAGGGAAAATTACTTACAAGGAGCAATAAGACCTTTGTTGGTTTTGAACACATTGAAGAGAAACTTGCAGAGTTCTGTAAGAAGTACAACATGAAATATGTTGATGGTGAACTTTATAATCATAAAACACCATTTCAAAGGATTCAAAGCATTGCCGTAAATGAAGATGCACTTGACCCAAGAAAGAAAGAACTGTCATATAATGTGTTTGCTGTTGTTGGTCATGAAGCTGAAGTTGTTGACAGTCATGACATGAATCGTTTCTTCTTTCTTTCACCGCTTGAACATCTTGAGATGTGGGGTCATTATATAACTCCTCTGAAACCAGAACTTATTGAAAACAACAAAGAAGCACTCTTCAAAAGATGCAAAGAATTTGTTGACCTTGGATTTGAAGGCATCATGCTCAGACATCCAGAAAACTTCTATCACTATGGAAGGTCAAATGACTTGTTGAAATTGAAGTTCTTTGCTGAAGATGATTTTGAGATTGTTGGAACATTTGCTGGTGAAGGAAAATATGAAGGAATGCTTGGTGGATTAATTCTGAGAAATCACAAGACAGAAGTCCTCATCAATCCATTTGAAAGTGAAAACTTTGAGATTGGAACAATCAATTCAAGATGTGGTTCTGGATTCACAGATGAACAGAGAGCAAGTTTGAGTGATGAGTTGATTGGTAAGATTACATCAATCAAATATCAGGGTTTGACAGATGACAAGAGTTCACTTAGGTTTCCTATATTTCTTGGAATAAAAGAGGATAGATGATTACTCCAGAAGAATTGAACAAAATGACATTTGGACAAGCGTTCAGATGTGATGAGAAATTGTTGAGATGTATTGAAGTCGTCAAGAAAACCAGAAGACATTGTGATAGATGTTTCTTCAAAGTCTATCCTTTACCATTTTGTTTTGAGATAGAATGTAGTGATAGAATTTTTATTGATGCAAGTATTCCCAGCATAATAGAGGTGGACGAATGACTAAGACATATGAAGAGATGTTGACAGAATTTAAAACTCTCATGAGATGTCAACTGATAGCATTGCCCAAAGGAATAGAATTGTATGAAAAAATACTTCCACAAAGAAAAAAATATTTGGGTGATTTTGAATCATTAGAATCTTCACTGATGTCTGTACTTAATAAGTCAATGACAACAGTTGATTGTTGGTGCCATTGGGAAGGTTCAAAAGAGGGTCATGAATTCTGGAAAATGGTTGATATTGATTTACAAAGATTGATAAAAGAGAGAGGAACTCCATGGTTGACATCTCCCTTTCCAACTTTCATAGAGGTAGATGAATGATATTTTACACAGCAGACCATCACTTCTCTCATGCTAATATAATCAAGTATGAGAATAGAATTTTTCTTGACATAGATGAAATGAATATTTTCATGATTAAAAGATGGAATGAAGTTGTTCAGGATGATGATGTGGTTTATTATCTTGGCGACTTTTCATTTGACAAACCAGCATTGTTTCTCAAGAAGCTCAAGGGCAGAAAGATTCTTCTCAAAGGAAATCACGACAGAAGAACATCAACTCACTATCTTCAAGCTGGTTTTGATAAGGTGGAAAAAGAGATGTTCATCACTGACAGAGACAAGAAGATTGTTATCTCACATGAACCAAAAAGAATTTGGGATGGCATTCATGAAGGAGTCTATCATTTTCATGGACACCTTCATTCAAAGGATGCTGAGCCATTTGTTGCTAACAGATATAATGTTGGTGTAGATGTTTGGAATTATTACCCAAAAACAGCAGATGAAATTATTTTTGGAAAAAACTTGATTTCTGAAGATTTTTCATTATTATAGATTTTGTGAATTTGTTAATTTTAAGAAGAGGTAAAAATGAAACTTTCAAAGACACTGGAAACAAAAATCAAGTCACTGGGACTTGGTGAACCAAGCAAAATCGAAGGAATCAATCATTTTGATTTTTCTTCAATTCCACTTCAAATCTCCTACATCAAGAAAGAAAAAGAAAGTCATTTTGACGGTGACTTTTACAATCTTGATTTGAGAAAGAAATTTGCGACAACCGCAAAGGCAGGAAAACTTCTCAGAAAGTTCTTTCCTAATGTCAAAGATGATGTTCTCAGAAACAAAGTTCCACTTCTCTTTGGTGGAGATGGTGAAGAACTTTTCAAAGATTTTGAACTCTCTGACAGAGTATGTCATTTTTATCTTCATGATAATTATGACAAAGAATCTGGTGGAAGCCTTGGTAACTCATGTATGAGATACCAAGAATGTCAGAAAAGCATTGAGATGTATGAAGAAATTGGAGTTAAGATTCTTGTTCTTCACGGAACAAAAGGCATAAAAGGAAGAGCGGTCATCTGGGAAGGTGCAAATTTTCATGACAATGAAAAAGGAACTGATGAAATAATAACATTCATGGACCGAATCTATATTCATGATGATGCAAACATAGACCTCTTCAAAGAATATGCTCGTGCAAAGGGATATTTCTACAAAGTTGACCAAGACTACGAAGAAACAAAGGAATTCAAAAATTCATTTGGTGAAACTGTTGAAGGCATCATTTCTTTCAAGACTGGTTTGAAATGGAATTTCTTTTCAGATGACAGATTCAAACTTGGAGATATAAAACACTTTCCATATATGGATACATTGATGAATATTAGTGTTGATGGAACTTTAATGTCTTATGCTTCAGAACCAAAAGATAAGATAGCAAGAGCACAAGACACAGGTGGAACTCCGTCTATATACAACTACACAAACAAATGGGGTGACATCATTGACAGATATGAGAAGAAGTGGAGCCCATTGTATAAACAATTTATTGCAGAAAAAAGTCTTGTGAAATCAAGATATCATGATGCTGAAATCAGAAACGAAAATTCAAGAAAAATCATCTACAAAGGTGAACTTGATTTTATTGATTCAGAACTCGTTGACAAAAGACATATTGTCATTCATAATGGTGTTGAAAGACTCAAAGAAGAGATTTTTGATTGTCATAATGGAAGCAAAATAGCATTTGAAGAGTGCCCACTTTTCAAATTTGTAAATCAAAAAATCAAAGAGATTGAAGAACAACAGAAAGCAGAATGGGAATCATACAAGAAGTCAAACTGGAATGGAAATAAATTGAAGATTTCATCAAAATATAAAAATATTATTGATTTGTTCATTCCAATTGAATATCCTGACTTTATATATCCATGCGGAACAAATCGTTTCTCAGATGTTATGAAATCTGATGTTGAATCTTCAGAGTTCATCACAAGAATCAAATCAGCGGAAAATATTTATTTAGTGTTCAACAATTCTGAGAAGATAATTCAGATTGGTATTCCAAGGAGTTTATAATGTATGACCAAGAAAAAATCATAAAGAAACTTGCTTCTTTTCTCAGAGCATCAACTGAGGATATTGGCAAGATTCTATCAAAGAAAAAAAATCTGAAGGCAACAGACAATGAGAACTTCTGGTATTTTCATCCAAGAAGTGGAAACAAACCAAAGGTTGTTCTCATTGCTCACATTGACACAGTGAAAGACACTGGAGAAAGACAATATGTCTATTATAAGAATAATGCACCAGTGACAACAAAAAGAGCAACAGAGCCAGTTTATGGCAACAACAAGACTATCATAAGAAACAGAGATTTAGTTTCTGGATGCCTCGGAGCAGATGACAGGGCTGGAGTTGTTGCAATTTCAGAAATCTATCAGAAGTTTGAAAATTGTGGCATGTTGTTCACAAACTTTGAAGAAGTTGGTTGTCTTGGAGCATCTTCGTTTGTCAAACAGTACAAAGATAAAGGTCTTGAGAATGAGTTTGATGATTGTAAGTTGTTCATTGAAATTGACAGAAAAGGAACAAGACATTATGTTGATTATGTCACAAACCCAAAAGAGATGAAAGAATGGGTTGATGCTTTTGGTTGGAAAGAAGACTGGGGAACATTTTCAGACATTCAAACACTATCAGAACATTTTTTGATTCCCTCAATCAATGTTGCAACTGGATATTACAATGAACACACAGCTCACGAACATCTTGTGATTCATGAATATTTTGAGACAATCAATCATGTATCAAGAATGGTTGACAAAATTGATGAAGCTCCAATGTGTAAAGTTGTTCTGAAAGTCTATTCTGGTTACAAGTGGGACGATAATTGGTATGACAGTTATACAAGTGGAACAAAAACAGCACTTCTGCCAATAGGAACAATGGTGAAAATTGAAGAACCACTTGAGAGTCCTGTTTATTGGAACAAAGGATATAAGATGGTTCTTCCATGGAAAGAGGAATGTAAGTTTATTGGAACAAAACAAAAAGTCATTCTTCAGACTTCAAGATACACAATTCTGGAAAATTGTAAATGTGAAGACAAGCAGATATTTTGGCCAAATGATTGTATTATCAAAGTTTCAGATGAAATCAAGAAACTTTCACTTGGAATGATTGTGACTCTTAATGGTGATTTTGAATCAATGCTTGATTGGCCAAGGGTTGAAAAGATTGATGGTTCAACAGATTATGCAAACTTTGAAGATTGGGATGATTTGGTTGATGGAAGAGAGTTTGCAATTGATGGTATTGATGATTTTAATTTTACTGAGACATTCTATTCTCTAACTGGTGTTATGGATGAAAATGGAAACACTCTTTGGTTTCCTGGGTCAATGCTAATAAATAGAAATGTGCACAAATGAGTTGGCTTTACCTCTCCAACTCTATAAACTCACTGATGTAATGGTTCTATCATTGGTGAAGAGAACGAACCTATGTGATATTGAGTTTGTCAGTTGTCTCAATATCAAAGAAACTTCACAACTGACATTTTTATTGATTTATTGTTTTTTCTTAGTATAATAGAATTTGTAAGTTGGTTAATTTTTAGATGGAGAAAGTGATGAAAATTGGAATTTGTGCAAGTGGAAATAATGACAATTTTGAGAATCAAGAACTCATCAAAGTTCTCAGCGAACACCATGAGGTGATTGTGTTTCATCCAAAGGATGTTTCTTTCATTTTCAAAAGAGGTGAGGATGCAAAAATATTTGTCAAAGACAAAGACATCTCAGACCTCAGAGTTTTGATTGTCAGATTGATGGGAAAGAATTATGAGGAAATTTCACTTCTTGTGAAAACATTTGAGTCACTGAACAAAAAGAAGTTGGCTGGAAATGAAACAATCATCTTTGACAACCCAGAAAGATATCAGGGAAGAAAACCATCAAAAACATTCTCAACACTTTCAAGGCATGAGAGAAAGATTGGAACATCATCCTACATGTTCAGAAGTAGTGCACAAGTTGACCTAATGATTGATAACATTGAGTTTCCAATTCTGACAAAACCAACTGGTGGAGCACATGGAAATGGAGTTCAAGTCTTCAACAATAAAGATGAACTGATTGTTTTTGTGAAAAAGTTTTTCAGAGAGAACAAAGAAATGTTACTTCTTCAATCCTTCGAGAAGTTTGTCAAAGAGTTCAGAATAATGGTTGTTGGATTTGAAATCATCGGAGTTGCCTCAAAAATAAAGAACGATGATTCAATTATTGCAAATAGAGCACACTGCAAAGAGTGGGTGAAAGAAGAGTTGACATCAGAACTTGCTAATTTTGTCATTGATGGTTATAGAAGACCAACATATACATCAATCATGGGACTTGATGTTGGAATGACAGAAGATGGAACTCTTCACATGATAGAAGAGAACTATGCTCCTCAGTGGAAACCATTTCAGGATGCAACAGGAATCAATGTAGCAGAGAAGATTCTTCAGTGGGTGAATTATTATGAGTGAAATCAGTCAGCAGTTCTCAGAACACATTCAATCATTTCTGACAAAGGAGTTCGTTGATGAAGTTCTTCTGTCATTTCATCACTCAGAAGACATAGACATTTCATCAACAATTCAAACTGTCATGAAAGAGCTTGATGTCAGATGTTCAACTCTCATTGAAAAAGAGAAGGAAAGAATGAGAGTTTTGAAACATTTCAAACCTCAATTTGTTTCGTTGATAAAGGATGTCGTTCAAAAACCATCAAATGACTTTCTAAAACTGCTCTAAAAGTGAAAAACAAATAAAATTAATATTCAATATAAGGGTCAACAAAAAAGTTGTTTAAATCATGTTATTTTGACAATTGTTTTTTAAAATAAAATAGATAATATTGAAAATGTAACTTGATATGGAGGATTGAATGGTCAAGGAAAAAAGAGAAGCACTTGAGATTGATGATGACAATGAGGAAGTTGGAAACTTCATGAAGTTTGGAAGAAATGCAAGAATTTGTTTTGGTAGAAGAGATTGTTGGATTGAAGTCTATTGTGAAGATGAAGTTGTCAACAAAAAGACAAAGGAAAAAGAAATCAGAAAGAGATGGGTTCAAGTGACTGGTTATTATGGAAGAGTGAAACAGTTGCTTTCTGCATACACAGATGAGATGTTTTTGAAACATGGAGGTAATCTTGATGAATATAGAAAAGTGTGTGAGGATATCATTGATGCAATTTCAACACTTCCTGATTATCTTATCTCACTGCATCATCAGACCCCTGTGATAATGCAAGAAAAAGTGGTTGTTGTTGATTCTTCAAAAAAGAAAGAAGAAATGATGAAAAAGATGGAACAACAAAATCTTGCAAAGATAGAAAAAACTGAGAAAATAGAAAAAATAAAAAGACAGAAGAAGCAAAAAGCCAAAAAGGGTGAAGAAGAAGTTGTAGAATTATTCTAAGGAGAATCAATGTTCACATCTGTAAGAGAAAAGAATGGCATCATATTCTACACAGGTTATGATGAGAATGGAAAGAGAATCAAAGGAAGAGATAATCAGTTCAAACCATATTATTTCATCAAAACAACAAATCCAACAAAGTTCAAGACATTTCCTGATGGTCAGAATGTAGAAAGAATCTATGCAACATCTGTCAAGAAGTTTCATGATGAAACATCAGCATATCCTCCAGGATTTGTTTTTGGAAACATCAAGAATGCTTCACTACTGCAATTCATAAGAGAGAACAAACTATATGACAAGTTTGACCCATCAAGACTGAGAAAGTTTTTCTTTGATATAGAAGTATTCTCTGACAAAGGATTTCCAGTTGCAGAGGAAGCAAATCATCCAGTTGTTGCAATCACTGGAAGAGTTGAAGGAGAAATATCATTTCATCTTTGGTATTTGTCAGATGATTTTGAGTTCTCAAGAGATGAGTGGTTTTTCTCAAAATATCCAGAGTTAAAGCAATTCAAGACACTTCATGCAGTGAAAGACAAAGTGAAACCATTCAAGGAAAGGTTTTTGTCAGGACTTCAGAAAATGCTTGATGATTTGCTGATGAAGAAAGATGAGATGAAGAAGCAGTGGAAATCATCTGATGAATTAAAAGAACAATTTCCACATTGGAAGTTTTTCACTGACGATGTTGAAGAAAAAATCAAAAAGGTTCAAAAAGAAATAACAAGAATTAACAGAGTAGAACAATCACATGAGGAAGCAGAAAGAATTGATTGTAGAAAGTTTGCAACAGAGATGGAACTGCTCATCAACTTCTTTGGATTCACAAACTCATCTGAAATTGATGTCATCTCAGGGTGGAACAGTTCATCATTTGACTTGCCATATCTAATCAACAGAATAGAAAAATTTGCAGGTGGATACTCAAATAAGTTATCACCATTTGGAGTAGTTGAGAGAAGAAGAGAGTTTAAAAATGACAAAGAAGAAATCAGGTATGACATCTATGGAATGGAACACTTTGATTTGATGTTGCTTGATAAGAGCTACAGACAGAACAAAAGAGATTCATACAAGCTGAATGATGTTGCAATTGATGAGACTGGTTGGGGAAAAGTTGAGTACGATGGTTCACTTCAAGACTTATGGATGAATGATAAACAGAAATATCTTGAATACAACATTGGTGATGTCGAATGTCTTGAAGGAATACATGGAAATCTTGGTTACATTGATTTGCTCTATTCTGTTGCACACTACACAAGAACAACTCCAGAATCATACAATCACTCAACATTTCTTTGGGAAGGACATCTATTCAACAATCTGATTGAAAGAGGACTCATTCTTTCACCACCTGAATCAGCAGACAAAAGAAAATATGAAGGTGCCTATGTCAAGGAACCTCTCAGAGGATTCTTCAAGTGGGTTGTTTCATTTGACTTGACATCATTATATCCATCAATTATCAGAATGGGAAATATGTCAAATGAGTGTATATTAAGAAAGGAAGAAGGATTTTCTGTTGAAGACATCATCAATCAAAGAATTGATTTTTCCAGCTACAAAGAAAGAGATGAAGTTTGTATGCCAAATGGACTCATCATGACAAAAGCAAAGAAAGGAATCATCACAGAAATCATTGAGAGACTTTTCATTCAAAGAAAAGCACACAAGAGTGAATCAATCAAGTTGAAGAAGATGTCACTTGCAGAAACTCATGACATAGAAAAATCGAATGAGCTTGCAAGAGAGTCAAAGATACTTGACATCATTCAGCTTGCTGAGAAAGTGTTGCTCAACTCATTTTATGGTGCAACAGCTGTCAACTCATTTGCATTGTTCAATCCATACTATGCTGAAGCAATTACAAGAATGGGGCAGATTTGTAATAGATATTGTTCCGATAGACTCAACAACTTCTTGAATAAGATATTTAAGACAAAAGATGTTGATTATATTCTGGCTGGTGATACAGATTCTGTCTATGTTAATGTTCAAAATTTTGTTGATATGAAGCCAGAATTGACTGATGATGAAGATATTGAAAAGTATTTGAACAACATCTGTGAGAGACTTCTTGAACCAAAAATAAAAGAAATTTATGAAGGTATGTTTGAATACATGTCATTCTTTGAAAATACTATGCACATGAAAAGAGAAGTCATCTCAAAAGGAGCATTCTGGACAGGAGCAAAGAACTATGCAATGTTGGTATTCAATGATGAAGGAAAAAGATATGACCCTCCAAAGATGAAAATCATGGGAATTAAAGTTGTCAGGTCAGACACACCAAATGCAGTCAAAGGAATGTTAAAACAATTCATTGAGAAAGTGTTGTTTTCAGCACCAATTAAAGAGTTTGTTGACGACTGCAAGAAAACCATTCTTGAGTTTGATTCAAGCAAATTGAACAAACCATCAGGTGTCAATGTCTTGAATGATTATTTCATAGAAGGACAAAGTGACCCAAGAGATGCAACAAAGAAGGGTGCTCCATTCCCAGTCAAAGGAGCAATCAATCATAACTATCTTCTTGAAAAACTTGGGGTGACAGACAAAATCAAAAAGATAGAAAATGGCGAAAGAGTTTTCTCATTGTATTTGAAACCAACAAATCAATATTCATTTGAGGAGATTTCTTTTGCTGACAAACTTCCATCTGAATTTGGATTAGAAGAATACATTGACAAGACAAAGATGTATGAAGTTGTTGCAGGAAAGTTTTTCAATGATGTTCTGACAAGCATGGGAAGGGAGTCTGAACTTCTTGGTTATCAAAATTTTGAATTATTTTAGGAGAGTGAAATGGTTGATTTAAAGTATTATCTTCAAATGGCTGATGTCAGAAGATGTTCTGGTGTCAAGTTGATTAGACCTTATGATTTGATACGACATTCCTACATGGTAACTGTGATGTTTCAACATTTTGCAAAGATAGAGAATGTTGAGTATGATGTTGATGTATTGAATATGATAATGAGGCATGACATTCTTGAGGTGAAAACAGGAGACCTTTTGAACCCAGTCAAATCATTCAACAATGGGACAAAGTCTGCATGGAATAGAATTGAAAAACATATCATCACAGGATTTCCAGAATTCTCAGAATATTCAGATGAAAGAATTAAAGAAGTTTTGAATCATGAACAACATAATCTTTTCAAAGTTTGTGATTATCTTGAATTATGGGTATTCATCGTTGAAGAGATTCTTTTAGGAAACAGAACAGAAGGAGTTATGAAGATTTATTTTCTTGTCAAAGATGACATAGAAAAATTTGGATTTGAATCAGTGAATGAATTTATGAAAGAATTTTCAGATGGAGTTGAATTATGATATATGTCTATGTTGGTGTCATGGGAAGCGGAAAAGATTTTAGAGCAGTTGAACAGATGAAAACATCTTCATCTGAAAAGAAAATCAAAATTGGATTTGCAGATGCTGTCAGAGAGTTTGCATGGAAGATTCTTGGATGGGAACCAATCACTGATTCGGAGTACATTGATTTCAAGAATGATTCAGAAATCACACTGAAGATTCATGATAGAGAAATCACATCACTCACTGGAAGACTTTTTCTTCAGAGAATTGGAACTGATGCAGTGAGGTCAAGATATCCAAGATTTTGGATTGATATAGCAAAACAAAGAATTGAAGAGTTGTCAAAAGAGGGATATGACATCTTCATCACAGATTGCAGATTTGACAATGAACTTGATATGTTGAAAGAGCTTGATGATGTCAAAATAATGTTTTGTGATTATAAGTCAGAATATTATGGATGGTGTTGTGAACATGAGTCAGAAGAGATGGCACATAGATTCATTGCTGAAGGATTTGTCGATGGTCAGATGATTTATGAAAAATAAATAAATTTAGTGATTGTTTTTCAAAATAAAATAGATAATATAGTATTTGTTGATGGTTATTTTAAAGAGGGAGAAAGAAGATGATTATTTGGAAAGAAACAACTTTTGATTCTTGTCACAGACTCAAAAACACAGAACAATGTAATTATGGTAAATGTAACAATTTTCATGGACACACCTACAAACTTCAAGTTGGTGTAGAAGGACATCCAAAAGAAGAAACTGGAATGGTTATCAATTTTGTTGATTTGAAAAAAGTGATGGAAGAGCTGAAAGAACTTGTTGACCACAAAAATCTCAACGATGCAATGAAAGATGTTGAAGAAGATTATGATTATGTGACAACTTGTGAAAACATGTCACTTTCATTTCAGAGATGGTTTCAGAAAAGATTTCCACTCAACAAGATTCATATCAGACTTTGGGAAACACCAACTTCTTTTGTGGAGGTGTAGTGATGATATCATTTGCATCATTCTTCAACACAATTCAAGGAGAAGGAAAATCAACTGGTAGAAATGTTTCCTTTGTCAGAATGTGGACAAGAAATTGTTTTCCAAATGGCAGAAGATGCTCATTTTGTGACACAGTTGGACAACCATACTGGCAACAGAAGTATTCACTTGAAGACCTTGATAGATTTCTTAGAAATGAAGCAAGAAGTCATATTGTTCTGACAGGTGGTGAACCATTCATCAATCTTGATGATTTGCAGACTATCATCAACAAGTTCATTGAACACAACAAAACATTTGAGATTGAATCAAATGGCTCTTGGTTCTCTGACATTCCACCCTACACATTTGAAGCAATTCTTGAAACAAAAAATCTTGAGCATGTGACAGTCTCACCAAAACTCAAAAACTCAGGAGTCAGATATAAGTATGACTTGAACTCAATCAATTACAGTCACAAGAAGCTGATGTATAAGTTTGTTATTAATCCAGAACAGATAGAAGATAATATGAATGAAGTTCTTCAGTGGTTTTCAACACTTGAAATTCCTTCAGAAAATGTCTGGTTGATGTCAGAGACTCCATGCAAGATAGAAGACAAGAAAAAAATATTCAACATTGCAGTTGAAAGAAGATTTAATTACAGTCCAAGACTTCATATAGATTTATTTGGAAACATAGAGGAGGAAATATAATCATGCGTTCAAATGGTAATGTTGTTCTAACAGAAAAGGAAATTCAGAAGAAACAGATAAAACTTGAGAAGGTGTTCACTCAGATGATTGAAACTCTTGGTTATGACATAAATGACCAGCAACTTCAAGAAACGCCAAAAAGAATGGCAAAGATGTATGTGAGAGAACTTTTTCAAGGTTCATTCACAGAAGAACCAAAAATGACAGTCTTTGAAAATACTGAACATTATGATTCAATGGTGTTCCTCGGTGACATCTCAGTGAAGTCAACTTGCAGTCATCATTTCATTCCATTTCTTGGTAAAGCATACATTGCATACATTCCAAATGATAAGGTTTGTGGCATATCAAAACTTGCAAGGGTTGTCAGATGGTTCATGAGAAGACCACAAATTCAGGAAGAGATGACAAAACAGATAGCTGACTACATAGAAGAGAAACTGAATCCAAAAGGTGTTGCAGTCTATATTGAAGCACAACATCTCTGCATGATTGCAAGAGGAGTTGAGGAATATAATTCAATGATGAAGACTTCTGAGGTTAGAGGTGCTTTTAGGGATAATTCTGATGCAAGAAATGAATTTTTTCAGATGGTGAAGAGATGAAAACTTGTTTTTTATTGTCATGTGTTAAGAAAAAAAAGAGTGAACCTCAGGAAGCTCAAACTCTTTATGATTCTGATTTTTTTAAAAAATGTTTAGTATATTCAAAAAAATATAATCCAGACTATATTTTCATTCTTTCAGCAAAATATGGATTACTTGAACTCACAGAGATAATATCACCATACGAAAAAACGCTTAATAATATGAAATCATCTGACATTGAAGACTGGGCAAAAATGGTATCTGAGCAGTTAAAAAATAAGGATGTTGATATAAATGATACCAAATTTATTTTTTTAGCGGGTGATAATTATAGAAAGTATTTATTACAATATCTCCATTATTTTGAAATTCCGATGATAGGACTTGGAATTGGTAAACAATTATCATTTTTACAAAAGTTTATAAATTCAGAATCCCAATCCTTAGATTTATTTTGACTTTTAAAATAAAATAGATAATATAATATTTGATTGTAGGAGTATGAAGTGAAATTATTTATGGAAATTTTTGGATACTTTGGGTTTTTCTTTCTTGTGATTTCAATCACTATGAATGATATGTTGAAACTTAGAACATATAATGCTATAGGTTCTTTCATTTTTACAATATATGGGATGTATTCAGAAACATATCCCATAATGGCGGTAAATCTTTATTTTCTAATTATGAACCTTTATCAAATACGAAAACTCAGGAGGGAAAGATGAAAAAAGGATTGGTGATTTTTTCTGGTGGTCAAGATTCCACTACATGTCTCGGTTGGGCAAAAAATAGACTCCAAGAAGTTGAAGCTATAAGTTTCTTCTATGGTCAGAAACATTCAATTGAACTTGAGAGGGCAAAACAAATTTGTGAAATCATGAAAGTCAAACATCACATAATTGATATTTCTTTTTTCAAAGATGTTGTTGACTCAGCTCTCACTTCAAATGGTGATGTGAATGAAAAACATTCAAGACTCAAACATCTTCCAGCATCATTTGTTCCAAACAGAAATGCAATGTTTATTACAATTGCACATTCTCTTGCTCAGAAGATTTCAGCTGATGCCCTAATAACAGGTGTATGTCAGACTGATTATAGTGGTTATCCAGATTGTAGGAAAGAATTTATTGATTTGATTGGGTCTACGTTGAATAATGGTAGTGACTCTGAAATTCAGATTTACACACCATTGATGTATCTGACAAAAAAACAGACTTGGGAACTTGCTGAGAAGGAAGGAGTATTAGAACTTGTCATCAATCATAGTCACACTTGCTATAATGGTTCAGAAAAATTTAACGATTGGGGATATGGATGTGGTGATTGTCCTGCGTGTAAATTGAGAGAGAAGGGTTGGAATGAGTTTAAAGGTTGATAGATGAAAATTTATCTTGCTGGTTATGGAAAAGGTGGGGGGAACTCAGTGATATTAATTATTATAGAGAAATTAATAAAATTCATAAAAACAGACTCTTTAGTTTTTATGGAGATAAAAGATTTTTAGGAGAGTTGATGAAGGTTTATTTGGGTGGTAATAACGAACCGTTATTACCAACATTAGAAGCATCAGCATATTGTTCCCATAGACTTTTTAATTTTTATCAAGATATGGGAAGAGCTGGATTGGAGAAAATTATGAAATTGTACTTAGCTGGGAATGTTAATTCTGCAGAAAATTTGGGTGAAATATTACCTTATCATTCAAAGAAACTAAATAGTTTCTTTATATCATCAGAAGTTAAAGCATTGGAGGAAAGTGTGAGATTATACTTAGCAGGAGGCGAAAATAAATCATGGTTAAAAGCTATGAAAGATTCAGATGTTAAAAATGCTCTTTACTCATACTACTATTTGAACAATGGTCTTTGTTCAAATAGTGATAAAATTGATGAATTTCTACAAGAGGTTTCAAGTATGAAGATATTTCTTGACTCTGGTGGATTTTCAGCAATGACCAAAGGAGTGACTATTGACATTGATAAGTATATTGAATTCTGTAATCAATATAAAGAAGTTTTGGAAGTTTATGCTGTTCTTGATGTGATTGGGGATTTTAAAGCTACTATGAAAAATCAAGAGTATATGGAAGAAAAAGGTTCAAATCCTTTACCAGTATTTCACTTTGGAGGTAATCTTGATGACCTCAGATATCTTTGTTCAAATTATGACTATATTGCTCTTGGAGGGTTAGTTCCTTACTCCAAACAGAAAGCAAAACTTATTGAATGGTTGGATAAATGTTTTAATGTTATAGGAACTGGAACAAAGATTCATGGGTTTGGTATGACCGGATTGGATATTCTTTACAGATATCCTTTTTATTCAGTTGATTCAACCTCGTGGTTAGGTGGGTCAATGAGGGCTGAGATTCAGACTTTTAAAAATGGTGTTCTTGAAACACAATATTGTAATGCAATTGAAGACCAAGGATTTAATACTTTATTATTTTCTGACATTGAAAATGATAAAAAATGGTTGGCTCGAGTTTCTTATAATGCATTAACCTGGAATAATGTTGAAAAATTTATGACTGAAATATGGAAAAGGAGAGGTGTAGAATGGAATTAAAAATTATGAAGGTGAATCCAAAAGATGTGAATCCATTTGAAAGTGGTGTCTATTATATTTCTGAGATTGTAGATTCAGGGATATTTTTTGACAACATAAAAAAATACAAGATTCCTCAACTTGATGTGGTCAGGTATAAGGATAAATTATATTCACTTCAACCATCTTCTATTCTTTCTGCTTATCAAAACTTATTTGACGAATCATTAATTACAAGAGTTTTTGAGGTTGAATCAGAAGAAGAGGTTGAGAGGATATTTATGATTTCTAACTTTCCTTATTTTGAGGTTGATTTTTTGAATATATTTGACTCTATAAAAAGAATTGATGAATCTGATATACCATTTAAAAATGAATATATTCTAAGAATGAAGAAAATTGATTCTTTGTCATTTTTTGGGAGCAGAGAGAATAATATGGATTTATTTTAATCAATGATTTTAAGTAATTATAAATAATTAAAAAAATTCTTGATTTTGTCATCTTTTTAAACTATAATTATTTTGTTGATTGGTTATTTTTAATTTGATGGAGATAATGATGACAAGCAGAAGTGAAAATCTTATTTCTGAACTGAGAAGGAATTTTAACAGAGTAGCAACAAGACAAGAAATTTTTAATTTTCTTGAACTCAATGGAATCCCATGGTCTGATACTTGGGTTACAAGGGTTTTACAGAATGCTGGATTAAAACATGCAAGAGGATTATATAATCTTTCTTCAAATCTTGAAGGAACAACATCACAGCCCACAATTGAATCACTCTTCATAACATCATTTGACAAATCACAAACATTTGGTGTTGAGTTGGAATTCTGTTCAAATCTATCAGGTTCTGAAATTAATGCTGGTTTGAAGACTCTTGGTTTGACTGCTAATGTAGAAGGCGATGGTTCAACCTATTCACATTCAGGTCAGAGAGTTAGTTACTCAAACTGGAATGTCACTTATGACACATCAGTAAGAGATAGAAATTTCAGACACGGTCTTGAAATCATAAGTCCAATCCTTTCTAGTAAAGATGGTCTGAGAGAACTCAAGAAGGTTATGGATTATCTCACTGGTCTTGAGAAGTCAAAGAAAATCAAAGTCAACAAGACTTGTGGAACTCATGTTCATTTTGGCAAGAGTACATGGCAGTCATATAGTGAGTTTCAGGGATATGAATTCTTCAAGATGTATGCAATGAATGAAGGTTTGATTGACTTACTTCAGCCAGCATCAAGAAGAGAAAATAATGGTAGATATTGCAGAAGTTGTTATGATGCTATATCAAATTCTTCATACTCACCATCAGGAAGATATTACAAGGTAAATATGTCTCACATCAAAACAAGAGGAACAGTAGAAGTCAGACAGCATTCAGGAACTGTTGATTTTGAGAAGATAGCAAGCTGGATTCATTTGATGACAGCAATGCTTGACAGGTCAACAAAATTGCTGTCAAATGAAACAAAGAAATTTCAGAGTCTCAATGAGATGATGGATTCACTGAATGTTGCAAACTGTGTGAAAGAATCACTGAGAAAGAGATTCAAGAAGTTGAATGGTTTTGTTGAACAACTTGCTGTTGCTGTATAGGGAGGAATGATGAAAGTTTTCTATTTTGCCTATGGTTCAAACATGAATTCTCAGAGACTTGAAGAAAGAGTTGGAAGATATTTTGCAAGGTATCCAGGAACTCTACACGGTTGGAAGTTGACATTTGACAAACCCAATGCATTTGGTAGGTCTTATGCAAATATCAAAAGAGACGATAAATCTGTTGTCGAAGGGATTGTTTATGAACTCACTCCCAATCAAATCAAGAAGATGGATTTCTTTGAGGGTGCTCCTGAACACTATGAGAGAAAGTTGATGACAGTTGAAATAGCAGGGCAAAGGTTTCTTGCTACAGTTTATGTTGCAAATAATAGGAAGGAAAATCTTCTTCCTGAACTTGGATATCTGAGACATTTGTTTGCTGGTCAGAGGTTTCTCTCAAGACAATATCTTCAGACAATATTGAATGTTGCTGAAGAGGTCAAAGAATATGAGAGAAAGAAAGTTGTAAATTTTGATAGAAATAGGAGGTATATCTATGGATAATTTATTTTCAGTTGCAGGAAAAGTCATGAAGTTTGACAACCAGAATGAGATAATCAACTTTCTGATTGATACTGATTTCTATTCTGATGACTTTGAATCATTCATGGTGAATTTCAAGAACAGACATCTATTCAAAAATAGAGCATATCTTGAAGGTGTGACAACAAAGGAACAACTTCTTGGTAAAATGATTTCAATTGGATTGATTGAGAAAGTCATTC